CTGGATGGGACATCCAAATCGATCATCCTGGTCATAGACCGTCAAGCCAATCATCCATGGACCGTGGTCGTACAGCAATTACCCGGAAAGAATATCATCCAGAAACGTCGTGTCCGGGCGATGTCGCTAGTTTCGGAATTAGTGAGCAGCGAATAGACCATGCCCCGTGCCTACTTGTAGCCGATGGATCGTGTCCATCAATTTGGATTCTAATTCCACTAGATAGTTATAAGCATTTCCAGTGAACGCGTCCGCGACAACGCCTCCGCTCGTCGGAATCGATACTGTCGGATGACCTACGGCTGCCTGTTGTGTCGTGACGACTTTGTTCGCCCCGACGTAAAACCCACCTCCGGTTGGAACTTGAACGTAAGATGACGAACCATCGGCATGGATCGTTATGTTTGGAGAACCAGATGATGACCCATACAAATAGATGTCCACAAGGTCGTCGCCCACAGCGGCAAGTACTCTGCCGGTCGATCCAGAGACGGACGATTTGAGATCGAACCCTTGCGCCCCATAGTTGGACCACGCGCCACCAGCACCGATTGGTGTATACAGATATAGATTTCTGATGCCAAGGCCAGTACGACTCGGATTCGTCCCCGACTCCAAGATTCTCAACCCGAGGTAGTCATCCACCCCACTCTCGTAAGTGTTGGCGATCTCTGCGGTGATTCCCCCCGACGTGAGCGTGAAGGTCGCCCCATTAATGCTTACGTTGCCGTCCGCGTTCGCCGTGATCTTGGGCGAGGCCTTTGATGAGCCGCCGATTCCCAGGCTCTTGAACCAAGCGCCCGAGTAGCTGTCCTCGACTCCCACGAATCCGATCTGCACGCCGCTCGCGTTGTAGACCGCGAACTTGCCGGGCTTCGACCCGCCGCCGCCGACGTTGATCGCCGTCGCGTTCAGCGCCGCGCTGCTGACCGTGCCGGTCACGATCAGCGAGCCGTTCATCGCCCACACCTTGAACTCGCCGCCCTCGATCACGAAGATGTCCGGATCGTAGCTGGTGGCTTTGGCTTTCGACAGATCGAACTGCCCGGCCGCGTTGCCGACGATGATGTCCTGCACGGGCGTGGTCCCGCTTTGATACGTGTTCACCCGGCCGTTCACGTCGTAAGAGAAGAAGCCGACCTTGTAAGTGGTCGCCGTGACAGGCACCGACAATTCAAAGACGATGGGCGACTTCGCGGCCGAGGCTCGCGTCTTCCAGGTGGCGCCGGAATCTTCAGAAGTGCGGATTTCCACGCCCCCGAAGGTGCTGACGGACGGCGGCGTGAACGTGCAGGTCACGAGCGCGCGGTACGTCCCGTCGGCTTTATCACCGTACGTGACGGCCGCGGACGCGGCCGTAACGACGCTCGTGTATTCCTGCCCGGCACCGCCGAGCGTCGGAGGGTTCCAAGTGTACGGTAGCGTCGGCGTGACACCGGCCGAGTAGGTATTGCGCCGCCCCAGAGTATCCACCGAGAACACGCAGAACGTCACTTCTTCGGCAGTACTGGGCCAGTGGCTCGACTCCCACTCGAACCGGTTGAAGTCCAGCCCTCCGAGCTGATAGAAAATTCCGCTCCTGATGATCCAAAGGGAGCCGCCCGCGTATCGAACATCACCACTTGGCGGTGTCCAGGTGAGCGTGGCGCGAAATACCTTCTGGCCGTCCGGATTCGTGGTGTAGACTACATTGGAGATGGCAATGTTCGTGACCAAGCCGCAATATTCCTGGCCGGCACTTCCGAGCGTGCGCTCGATCACCAAGTCGTAGTAAGGACAGCTCGTTAGCGCCGCCACCGAGCCGTCGCCGAAGATCGATTGGATGACGACGCGCACCGATTGCGCCGTCGCGGGCCAGGGCCAATAGCCGCAGAGCGACGACAGATCGGCGAGCGGATTGTCCCCCGAAAGCTGCTGCACATTGCCGGACGCGCCGTAGTTCAGCAGCATGATGCGCGTCTTGGCATAGCGCGGGATCGCCGCGTTGGTCCAAGTGCAAGATATGCCCCACTGCTCCTCGCCCGTCTCGCTCAGGTGTTGGATGACCGAGGCCAGGAAGTTCAGCGCGTAATCCGACTTGGGCAGCGTGCTCAGCGCGACGGTCGGGCCGAGCGGAACGCCCGTGATGCTCTGCCGCATGACCCCGAGCCGGTTGTAACTGGCGGCGATGAACATCCAATCCTCCGCGGGGTCCGGGATGCTCTCCAGAGCGACCGAGATGGTATCGTAGCGGTAGCGCGTGCCGTCTTCCGCTTCCGCGAATTGCTCTAACTTGAGAATGTCCGTCGCCTTGATGTACGCGTATCCGCCCAGACCGTCGGGCCGTTTGATCCAGATCTGCACCCCGGACCAGTTGAGCCGATCCACGGGCAGCATGCAGCCCCAGTCGATCAGCATCATGTTCCTGGACGAGTCCCAATACATCGCCGGAGCAAACGTCCCGTCGCCGTTCGATCGCCCGGCGCGGAACAGCAGCACGTTGGGCGGCTGCTCCGCGTAAGGGTTGCTTGGCAGCGGGTCCGGGAGCACGTCGGCCGGCTTCGGCCCGATGGTGTGGTCGTACATGCTGTCGGTGGTGGTGCGCCAATTCAGATCGATTGAGTAGTCTGGGTTTAATCTCCAGGAACGAATCCGAAACTCGCCATAGCCGCCCGGCATATCAGGATGTGTCAGAGAAGATTCCATCCCTGGATCAACGTTGAGAGCCAGTATGGTGGTTCCCATGACGCCCTCGCGCGCGACCTTCCATTCGGCAGCGTTGATGCCGCCCAATTCCTCCCGCAATCGGGTCGTGATAATGCGCGCGGCCTGTGATTTCGAGAAGGTGCCGCAGAGGTTGGTCCGGTATTGCAACCTCACCGTGCCCGCCCCGCCGCCCAGAAACTGCGCATGATCCTGGTCGTAGAGCGGCATCGTCCGCAAGGCGAAATCGTGTTCTTCATCCGCGAACGAAGCCGCGTAATCATTGAAATTGGCCGGCGCCGGGCCCAAGCGCAGCGACTCGAAGAGGATGTTCCCGACCGTAAAGGGTTCCACTACCGAAGAGTTGCATCGGATGAAAGGCTTGAATTTTCCGAACGCAAAAGTATATCCGCCTAAGCAGTTCGCCAGGACTTCGGCCAGCCAGTCCCGGAGCGGCTTTTCCTCTTGCAACATGCCGCGGAATTTGAATTGCGTTTCTTCTGTAACTTCGACTTGCGCCCAGGAGCCGGGCACGTCGATGATCCACTCGCCGTTTTCCCAGTGCCCTTCTTCCGGCGTCCACTCGCGGCGGTACTTCGTCCACAGCGGCGCCACCATTATGTCGCAGATGAGAGCGGCGCCCTTGGGTTTGCCGTCAACCATTGTCGAATCGGCACAAGCTTTCACGTCGAAGAATAGCAGTTGGGTTGTAGCATCCACCTCGAAAATACCCCGCGCGCGCAGGATCATGTTCACGGCGATCCAGATGGGGTTCGTGAGTGTTGCCTTCTGGGAACTTCGATTGAACGTTTCATGATCGCCGGAATCAGTCCACACCCATCCTTTGAGGCCGGCCGTAACCACGGCTTGCGAAGAATGCTCGGAGAGCGCGGACGGCTGGAACCCCTTGGCATCTACCCTTCGAATCTCCTGGAAGGCCACGCCCGCCGCGTACACGTCATCGAGGACCTCACCCGGTTGCCCGGTGGTCAAAACGAATCGCTCGTCGATGCCGGCGGGGTCACTCCCGAGCGCTTGCCTGAGGCCGTAGGACGGCTGCGCCGTGCCGAAACCATGATGAGGTTGCCCGTCGAGCGTCGGCCCTTGGTATGCCTCGTCGATCATGGCGCCCGATGAGAGGCCGCCGAGCGGCCCTTCTCCGATCACCACGAGCGCGTCGTAGAAATCGGACTCTTCGCGTCCCGATGCCAGCTTGCAATTCACTGGCATCGCCGAGTCAGTGTAAATCTCGGGTAGCACCTGATCAGCGATGGTCTCGGCCTGAAGGGAGACGCTGGTGATCGAGGATCGGCGATACCCCCAGGTGCCGGTGGAAGTGTCCTTGATCCGCGCGCTCATGGCCGGCGCGTTGATCCCGCCGAAGTAACGGCGCATGCCGTGCGACGCGCAACCCTTCGCCCCGGTCAAGGTCTTGTCGCAGGAGTCGGGATCTCCGCCGCTGCCCTGCGTTGAATAGGGGCAAATCTCGCCATCATCAAACGGCTTCCAGCAGTTGTGACCGCACTTACGGCCGGGGTAGGACAATCCCATCTCATTAATGCCGTCCGAGGCGGACAAAATGAACTCTGGACCTTCGTCGATTCCCCAATTTACGACGTGCCCCTTCCACAGGTCGCACTTGATCCCGCTCCCGACGTGGAACAGGGAGAATTCAACAGTGGCCCGCATCAGATCTGTATCGTTCGCCAAGGATCGCATCACCCGATCCGCGTTGCCGAAGACGAACTGCGCATCGTCGGGCTGCCCGCCCACATCCTGCGTGATCCCTTCCCATCGCACGAGCCGGGGAAGATAGACTTGCGTTCCCACCTGGCAGCGTCGGTCTGAGACGTAGATCGCGGGGTAGCCGGATTCGAGCGGCTGGATCTTGACGAGCGGGATGATGCGCTGGACCTGTGAAAGCAGGGCGGTCTTGAGCGCGGTCGAAGGAAACCGCGTGACGGTGGAATTGAGCGCGTACTCCGGAGTGTTCGTCGAGACCTCTACCAACGTCAGGCCGGTGCTCGCCAGCGCCGCGCCCAACATCTCGATCGACAGCGGCGCGTTCTCGAAGCGGACGGTGTAGCGGGTGGTGGTTCCCGCCTGATCGTCGGGGGCATCGTAGTAGAACACGCCTGCTGGACCACCCGTGACATCCCAGAACGCCACCAGAGCCGCGCGCTCGGTATTGTTCAAGCTGCGCTTAACCACGGAGAAGCGGATCGCGCCGTCGCCCAAGAGGAACCGCTGCTCGATCTTGGCATCACCAGAACCGAATCGATGAATCACCACCTCGGGTATGATTGCCCGGCCATGGGGATAATCAACCGCGAGAGGCCAAACCTCCGTCGCGACGAGTTCGGGGACTTCGATTTCTCCGATGTAATCGGGCATCAAGTTATTTCCACCAACTCTATCGACCCGCCGCCCAGCCCCAACTCCAGCGCATCCTGCCAGCTGCCTTCGAATCGGACGGTATGCCTGCCTACCGTAGCCTCGCCGTTCGGATCGTAAGAAAATAACGGGTCCGTCTCCCACGGGTCGTACATGACAAACGGTTCCGTGGGTCCACCGCGCGCCACGTAAAACGCTCGGAAAGCTTGCCGGAGGGCGTTCGTCCATCGGCCGGTCCAGACCCACCGCCCGCGATTCCCGGCAGACTGCGCGCCGGTCTGAACTTCTCCGTTTCGATATTCCGAGATCAAGACGGGGCGCTCAAGAATGCGCGTGAATTGCCGCGCGAAGATCTTGGGCAGAACGGTACTGGGCGAAGCGAATTGGACATTCCCCGGCATCTCAAGCTCGTATCGTGTTCGGGCTGAGTTGTGAGAGCGCCGTTTCTGTACGACGGTAATTCGATTGCGAAGCCTTGAGCGCTCCGTCCGCGATCACGCGGCCGTTCTGGATCACCACGGTGCCGATGGCCCGCGAATCCATTTGTAGCGGGATCACGATGGTCCCGCCGCCGCCCGCCGCGACGGGCGTCAGACTCGCCGTAGGGCTGCTCTGGCGGTACAGGCTGCCCGACATCTGCACCATCGAAACGGGTTGCATGCGCGCAGGCAAACCGCCGGTCGCTTGCCCCGTGCTCATGGCATACAGCTCGATCAGGTCCCGCACATCCTGAGTGCGAATCGCCATATCGAGATTGCCGCCGTAGTTCTGCTTTGCCAATGCAACAATCTTGTCAAGGATGCTCTTGGTCTGAATGTCCACGCCATAGAGGGCTTTTATTTTCTCGCGGGCTTTGTCGCTAGCCTTAGTGAAGAGCATCCGAATGAACCCGGCCCCTGCCCCGATTGCCGCGCCGATGAGCGCCCCTATCGGCCCGCCGAATTGCATCCCGATGATTGCCCCGCCAGCAGTGGACATACCCAGACCAGACCAGCCGCCACGCTGTAGGCCAGCAGCAGCCAATCCAAAACCGGCGCCTGCGATGCCTCCCCCGAGGGTGGTCATCCCCATCATAGAGGCCGCTCCCGCGCCAGCGAGAGCACCTCCGCCGATAGTAGCGGCTGCGTTTCCGCGCTGTAGTCCGTAACTCCCAAGGGCCATTCCGCCCATCATGGCCCCGCCCCTCGCCCTATTCTGCCAACCTCCGCCCTGGAGGCTTCTAAGCGATCCGCCCCAACCAGAAGAGCCCCCACCGCCAGGCATCCCGGGATAAGTGTTCACTACGCCGCCGGAGCCCCCGTAACCGCTCGCTGCCGCCCCTAGGCCCCCGAATATCGCCCTAAGCCCTCCGACCCCGCCCGCTGCCCCGGAAGGGCCGCCGCGAGGCCCGTAGACCATCTCGGCCATCAGATTTGACAGCCATTCCTTCACGGGCGTCAGGAACATGGTGTAGAAGAGATTCCGCAGGGCATCCACGAAGGATCGGGATCGCTCGAAAGCCGCGTCGAACAACCCTTCGAAGCCGCGCTTCAAATCATCGAAGCGCTGTTCCTGCCGGCGCTTGATCTGGTCGCTGATCTTCTCCCAGTAGTCGTCACTCGCTTTCAGCCGCTTCTCGTCGCCCTCGATCTGCGCCTTGAGCACGTCGTTCTGCAAGTCGAGCGTCCGGTCCAGTTCGTGCGCGCGCCAGGTCTCGGCATTTTGCGTGGCCTCCTCGATCTCCTTCGGGGTTTTCGGGAGGTTCTGCGGCAGTCGTTCCCGCCGCAAGGTTTCCAGCGCTTCTTGCGACCTCCCGAGATTCTCGAAGTAAGCCCCGGACATCGCTTGCCGACCGAGCGCGAGCAACGCCGGGGTCAGTGACCCAACGACCTTCACCTGCGCTTGGAGCAATTCAACCTCTCGATTGAAAAGCGCGATCCTGGATTCCGCGCCACTATGGGCAGCAATGTCCCGCGCTTCCTCGGCAGCCTTCAGATCCTTCTCCGCCAGCCCGATCTTCCGCTTGATCTGTTCCTCGCGCGTGCCGGCGATCAAGATGTAAGCGTCCCACGCCTTGCGCTCGTTCTCCGCTTGAAGTGTGGTCCCGTATTGCGCCGTCACCGGTTGCACGGGCGCGCCCCCGAGTTTGGGGGCTTCCCATCTGCCGGTGATCATCCATTGGCGCAGCATGTCGAGCTTGCCGCCGTACAGGAAGTTGCCCTCCGGTCTCTCGGCTTCCGGGATCAGCGCCCCGGCGAGGCTCTTTTTCAACTTCTCCCACTTGATCATCAAGAGATCAATCTTGTCGTCGAATTTCGAGAGTCGATTGTTCAAGTTCTCATCCCACGAATCGCCGACCTGCCTCAGCAAGTCCGGCATTCTCTGCAAGAGCGGGAGGAACTCGCTGCCACCGCGGCCGAACAGCGCGGTCAGCGCGCGCGTCTTGGCCCCGATGTCCGGCAGCGTCGAGATGCGGTCAGCGATCTCACGCAAGAGTTGCCCCGTCGGTTTCAATTCTCTGTTGGCGCCCAGTACCTCGACCCCGATGTCCCTGAGCGCGCGCTTCTGCTTCGCGCCCTCGTCCGAGTTCTCGGACATCGACTGGGAAAGCAGGCGCATGGACTGGACCAGCCGGCTAATATCTACGCCAGCAACCTTGGCCGCCGCTTCGAACTGCATCGTCTCCCTGACGCTCAACCCGGTGCGCAGCGCTAGATTCTCGGTGGCTTCTGCGAGTTTGCCTTGCGCGCGCACAAAGTCGAATGCTTGCTTCGTGACCAATGCGAACCCGGCCGCGGCGCCCGCGAGTACCGTCCCCATCGTTCCCAGTTGCCCGACCACGCTGCCGACAGCGTTGCCCGCCGCCTGCATCGGATGCTGTATCCCTGCCTGGATCTTGGCGGCGAGCCCTTGAAGGTTCTGGCCCATGCGCGCCGTGACCCTCTCTTGGAGCGCGTCCAACTCTTTCAAGCGGGCCGGGTCGTTCGCCATCTGCCCGCGAAGCGTGGCGATCCTAGCCAGGAGCCGCTGCTCCATGGTCTGGCCGGCGCGGTAGAAGGAGGCTTCGAGTTTTCCGACCTCGCGGTTGGCAGAGGCAGTCGCGGTGACGGCGCCCTTTTCATCGACCTCAAGAATTATGCGCTCGACCCTATCTGCCACCGACCACCTCCACGATGGGCTTAGAACGAACGGTCTTCACGAACTCATCCATGTTGCGCGGGCTCATACCCCACTGGTTTCCGCGCCAGTTCGCCAAGGCCAGTTTGCGGGCCTCGTTCGGGGACGCGGCCCCGATCGTGCACTTGTTGTTCGTCGCGCTGAGCACCTGCAAGCTGGCGAGCGTCTGCCCCGTGAATGTCATGTCGCGCAGGTTGCGGCGGCCCTTGATCTGCTTCCGGCGGGCATAGCCTGACGAGAGCGCTTTGGCTGGCGCGTCGGAGACGGTCAGCCCGGAATAGATCCGGTCGATGACGGACTTCGCCACCGCCTGGCCGACCTCACCCATGCGCTGGGGCGAAAAATTGGCCACGACCCAGCGTGCCTTCGTCACGGATTTTACGAGAGGATTGAAGGGCATTACGCTGCCGCTTTTCTGGACATCCACCATTCCCGCATGGCTTGTGAATGCCTTGCGTTTTGTTCGGCGGGGTGCTTCAGGCTAGTATGCGATGCTGACAACTTAGCCCTGTGTTCTGGGGTAAGTTTTCTGCCGCGTTGCCACTCAGACATTTTCTCTCTTGACTTAACGGATCTCTTTCTTCCGCGATTAGCGTCTGCGGCTTTCTGCTTTGCTTCGTCAGATCGCGGCGCCCGCTTGCTCCCCCGTTGGTACGCGGACATTTTGGCTCTAGTTTCAAGTGAAGATTTGCGGCCTTTATGGGCCGCTGCCATCTTTGCCCTGGTTTCGGTAGATGGCTTGCACCTTGCCCTTCCCCGCGTTGCCATGGAAATCTTTTCTTTATGCTCGGGTGTCAGATTCCGCCCCTTGTTCGCCGCCGACAATCTGGCGCAGGTTTCAGCAGATGGATGTCGGCCCATACCCGCTCTACTGATCTTCTTTCTGGACTCCGCAGAGAGCATGTGCCCTGGTGCGCCTTCTCCGCCGTCTGCCATGTTCGTTAAAGGGCAGCCAAAGGCCTGATAAAAAGCAATCCAGAACCGTTCCGCTTCGGCCCATCCGCCATCAACTTCAGCGATGGCAAACAACCCAGGGGACAAACCGATCTTGAGAAGCGAAGCAATCCAGCGTGCCTTATGGCTCCGTTGTCGCTTGGCCTCCGAGATGTGCGCCCTCAATCGCTGCTGCGGAGTCTGTGTCCATCCGATATACCGCACTTGGTCAGTTCTCGGATCAGTCAAACCGTAGATCACGTATGGCCGCGTCATTGCTTCTTGAACTCCTCTGCTTCTTTCTTCAGCCGCTCCTCGCGGATGATACAAACCGCAGCGAACTCCTCGCAATTGATTGGGCCGATATCGATCGGAATCTGCGCAGCCGCCCCGAACTGCATTGCGCGTTGGATTAGACTTCCCAACCCGCCCCCCAATACCTCGTCTAGTTTCCGCGCCGGGCACTCCGGGCAAGGCTCTGCATCGCAAGCGCGGGATTCGCAGCACGGGCAGCCATCGGGGTCCGTCTCAGAGTGGAAAATCTTGCCACATTCCCGGCAGTGATAGTCATTGGCCTCGGGGCACGCATCAGCACCAGGGCACAGATCCTTAGAATTGAACCAGGCATGGATAAGGAAACGCAGGCTCGGCTGCTCGGGCCAACCGAGCTCTATGCTTCCGGGTCCTGATCCTCATCTTCAACATTCAACTGCACCAAGAGTTCGGTGATCGCAGCGTCCTTATGAACGATCGGCACTGCGGATTTCTCGGCGTAGCCGGCTTCAGCCCGCCCGATCTTGTCCCACAGTTCTCCGCTCGGCTCCAAGTACGTTCGGATCTCCTGCGAGCGCCGGCCTTCGATGATCGGCGGCGCCGCGGCGCGGGAGAAAGACATAAGATCGGACTGCATTGGGATCTTCAGAAGGTGGACAACCTGACCGCCCGGCACGTTCATAGTGATCCTGAAGGCATCGCCCTCGCGTTCGCACGTAACCACTCGGCAGCGTTCCAGTTTGGAGACAGCCGCCGATGCCTCAGCTTGATCGAATGGCTCGCCCGCAGTATCAATGCGGATCTTGGAGAACAACTCGGCAGCCGAAGACTCTGCCCCCAGGACGCGACTCTGACTCTTACCGCGCCCGATAGATTCCCGTAGCACTTTGCGCTTGCGTGTGACCTCGCACCACTCAGCATCGGTAGGGAATCGGCAAACGCATTTCTTCACTCCGCCCGAAAGAATCGGGATCTCGAACTCAGCAGCAGAATTGAACATAACGTACTTTCTTATTGGCCGATGCCCGTCACGGCGGTCTTCGCGACCACTGAGAGCACGGCGTTGCTACTGTGGTATTCCGGCGCGCACTCCACGGTGACCGCGCAGAAACCTTCTGCCTCGGCGTGATCGGCCACCATGATCTTGACCTGTTGGAAGGTAGCCGTGAAAGTTTCAGTCGCGCTGTTGGTCAGCGTGATGACGGCCGTGCCGGTCGTGGCGCCTTTGAGCTTGGTCCATTCCGTCGAGCCGTACTCCACCAGCGCCACGTAGCGCAAATGCGGAACGCGGTTGCCGCAGAGCAGCCGGCCGCGGATCGCGCCGCTTACGCCATCGCCCGTGTCCTGGAAGCCCGAGCCGGGGAAGAATCCGAAGTCCATCATGATGTTGTTGTTCCAGCCGAACTCCAGCGAGACGATGCGCTTGAGCGTCACGTAGTCGATGCCGATTAGCGTGAGGGCCAGGGAGGCGGAAGGCAAAAGGTGCTCCGCGGTGGCCGCCGGGATGGTGATGGCAGAGGGTTGGACCAGTTTGCCCGAGCCGACCCAGTTGATGGTGATCTTCGAGTTGGCGCGGCCAGGCCCGTAAGCCACGGCGATGTTGAAGTCGTTCACCGCGCAGCCGACCATCATCTCGTCCTCGACGGGGCTGGCACCCTGCCGCGCGGCCTGGAGGAAGCTGAAGTACGGCAGCTCCAGGCCGTCCGTGACCGGGGCCAGCGGCGTGCAAGTGTAAGTGCCTGCCGGCGACTCGACGACCTTGCCCAGCCCGAAGGCGAAGGCCCAAGCCGCGATCTCCGAGCTGAGGTACTTCTCGATCGCTCCGGTGCAATCCCAAGAAGTCTTGTAGCTCGCCGTCTGGAACTCATGCCCCTTGCCCAGCTCGTCCGCGTCGCTCTCGACGTTGAGTTTCCGCTGTGCCCAAGCGTTCAGCTTGCTGAGCCGCCAGATCCCGGCGAGCAAGTTGGCGGTGGCGATGTCGGCCTGCTTGACCTTACCCCACCCGTTGATGTATTCCTGCGTCCTTGCTAGCGACATGTTGCTTCGCTCCTTCCGGCTCTTTGCGCGGCGCCTGCTCGGCCCGCTGCCAGCCCGCGTTCATGAGGCGAGCCAACTCCTCGGACGGGGCCTCAACTTCCTTCGCTTCGCCTTCCGGCGAGCGCATCAATATGGTATTCACGGTATTCATAATCACCTCACGCTACTGGTTCCCGATCTCGTCCAATACCAAGCGGCCCTCCAAATAATCGACGCTGGCTTCGAATGAGACCATGAGCGTCTGCCGCTCGAACGTCGGGTCGCGCATCGGGTAGCATCCCGAATGGATGGTTTCGTCCAAGAGCTTGTTGCCCCCCCCGCCGGCGGGTACGCCGTCCACGATCAGGTCGGAGATGTCGGCGGCGTCAGCCGCGCCAGGAACGTCTTCTGGAGGCCGGATGATAATCGAGAACTCATGCTGGCGCCCTCCATGGCCCGCGAAGCTCCCGGGGCCCGTACGTCTCCACACAACCAAGATGTAAGGCGCCTTCAACTCCACCAGCGCCGCGTGCAGCCAACTCTGCGACGGCCAGCGGTCACGATACGCGGAGATGACAGATGGGTCTCCGCCCATCGCCGCCACGAGTCCGGGAATATCTCGCAGTTTAGCGACGATCGCGGACGCGATCTCGGTCCACTTCAGCATCAACTCGCCGTGATGCTCAGGTCCACTTGAACGTTCAACGTATCGCCCGACGCCACGCCTCGTTCTGTCGTGAAGTTGCCCGCGCCGTACAGCAAGCCGGTCGTGCCGCCCTTCGTGCTGTTGCTGCTCAGCAAGGCTCCGTAAACCGTGCTGGTGCCGTTGATATTGAAAACCGCCTTGGATGCGGAGTTGCTGACCGCGCCAGCAGCGATGGTCCCCGGCGTGAAGGCCGGCCGCGTCGCGTTGCTGTACGGCGTGATCTCGCTCCACCCCGCGTGGGAATTCATCACGTCGGCAGGATCAACCGTGCCGGTCCCTTTCAGCCCCACATACCAGGCCACGCTGCTGGGAATCGTCTTCACGCAACAGTCCAAGAGCGTGTTCCGGCCTTCGGTCACGACCAGGTTCTCGCCGGATTCCTGCCACTTCAAGCGACCGTGCTGATCGAAGCACGTAGCCGTGTATCGGGTCCTGACTGAAACCTTCTCAGTCCTTACTTGCGTATGTTCCATTGCTCTGCTCCTCCCGAGGGGAAATATGTTACTTTGCTGAACCCATCCGTGACCTTGAAGCGCACCTGGCAGGGGCTTGAAGCCGCGAGAATGTCAGTAGCGCCAGGGGCGAACCGAACTTTGCCTGTCGGCTCATCGGTTATGGTTAACGTGCCTGTGAGGGTGATCGCAGCACCATCCTGCTTCCGGGCGACGATGGATACGGTCAGGCCGTTTAGGTTCACCGCTATGCCATCTGCCTTGAGCTGGTAGTCGATGTTCCCGGTCCAGCCTTCCACGAGGTTGATCATGCTAACGCCACCGCCATTCTCACCGGATTCAAAGACTTCACGCTGTGAAGCGCGACCAGCGGGACCGCCGTATGCTTCGCCAGCAGGGCAACCACCACGGCCTGCAAGAATTCCTGAATGGCGATGATCTTCGTGATCCCCGTCGCTTGTAGGGTGGTAATCGCCGCGAGAGTGAGCGAAGCCAGGATGTCTCTCTGCGCCGCCCGTGCTATGGTCGCCGATGCGCCGAGCGCGATCCAAGTCTCGCTTACAACTTGCGCAGCGAAGTCGAGTGTAGCCTGGAGATCCAGCGCGAATGATGCCGCCATGTTGCCTTGCGCGTTCGCGGAAAGCGCCCCCGACGCGACCAAACCCAAAAGTTCATCCTTGGTAATAACCGCTTCGCCGCTTTCTGCCGCCTGCGCGGCCAGGGCGATCAGCGTCTCAAAGACCAACCCGCTATTCAGATTCATCGCGGCGGAAGATTGCAGGGTGACGGTTCCGAGCGTTTGCCAGAAACCAGCCGGCACGATCTCGGCCGCGCAAGCCAGCTCCAACGCGCCCGTGAAAATCGACGCGGCGACGCTCGGCGTCATTGCTCCGCTCGCGAGCGCGGACAGCACCACCTGCCAATCGCCCTGCGCATCGGGCGTCAAGCTACCAATAGCCGGCAAACTCAGCACCGCCGCGAACGTGACGACCGGCTGCGGCAGCAGGGAACTTTGACCCGCGAGCGCGAGAGAGTCAAGGAACTCCGCGCCACCCGCGGAAGAGAACGAGGCGACTGCCGCGAGCGCGGCCGAGGCTTGCAGCAGAGCTTGAACTGACAAGGCCGTTGCCGCTCCCGCGCTAAGCGAGACGGCACCTTCGGCAGTTAAGACCGCTAGTGATAGCTTGCCGGCGGCCGCGGGTAGCGACGCGGCAGGCTGGAAATCGGCCAGCACGAAGCGCGAGAAATCTCCGGCAGCTCCCAGCGAGAGCGCCGCCTCGAAGATCATGCCGCCGCCCTGCTGCTGTGCGGCGCCGGCGAGCAATTCGGCCAAAGCTTGGAAGGTCGCCGCAACCTGCGCGGTAACGGTGCCGGAAGCTGCGAGTGACGCGGCTGGGCTCGCCTCAAGGACGGCGTCGTGAGTTATGCCTCCAGAGCCGGGCAGCGAGATTGATTCATTGTATACTCCCGCCGAAATCTTGCTCCAAGCAATCAATATTCGCGCGGCGGATACTGCGCCCGTCGAATTCGTCACGTTAACATCCATCAGGTCGCCGCTGGTGGGGAGGTCGAAGGGACTGGCACCGATCTGCTGGTTGGCACCCGTGACCGTCGCATTGGTTATGTCCGCCGCGTCGGTGACGTTGTAAAGCTTGCTGGAATCGGCGGCGTTGCTGGCGTCGTGCGAATATCTGGCTGCCAACGTTCCTCCGGTCCACTCAGAGGAAACGTACTTGCTGTACATCGCCTGGAGACCTGCTCCCGCGTCGGGCATGCAGAGCAACAGGTATTGAAGGTCTAACTTCGTCAGCCCGGTGACGCCCACGAGTCTAGCCATGAGCGTGTAATTCTCCGTAGCCCAAGACGTGTTGGAACGAATGTAGGCATCGCCGGGAGAATCATGATAATCGTTCTGGCCCTCCAGCGAGATGTAGTTGGAAGCATCTCTGGCGCCTGACCGTGTAACCTGCACGTAATAGGTTGTGCTGAGACTCGGGGTGTACGGGGTGTCAAAAGTAAAGAGGGATTCGGCCCATACCGTTCCTACGGTGGAGGAATCGAGAGTGGCTTGTGCGAGGGACGAGCCTCCGAGGCTAGTGACGAGATCCACCACTAGGTTGTCCGTAGGAGATCCGGTCCTTTTGCAAACGAGTTTTACTCCCGTGATCTGATCGGTTCCTACGACAAGTACAAATGATTGCGCGTGCGCCTGGCTGGTCTCTCCCGATCCAGCAGTTCCTCCATAAATGTCGTAGGCGACATTGTAGAGGTTCGGCTGAAAAAGCGTCGTCCCCTCGTACGTGTCGATCAGCAACTTGTGGTTGTAGATCACGCACGAGCCAGCGGACACGCGAGCCGTCATGCGATAGTGTCTGCCGTCAGTCGGAGCGAACGTCCACTTCAAGATATTCAGTGTGTAAGACGAGGCACCAGGTAGGACGGTCTGTTTATCGGTCCAATTACCGAAACTTCCGTCATCCTCCTGGATGTATATGTATACATTCCCTCCTGCGGGGCTTACGATCATGCTGCTGAATATGTTGCACGTTCCGTTCCACTTCGCGGCCTCATATTTCCAGTATTTCGGATTGGTGAGCGGGGCAGCGGTAGTGTTCGTAATCGTCTCTTCGCTGCCAATCTCTATCTGAGTCTCGGAACTGTAGAGGCCGCTCTCCGTCATGCTGCCTTCGAGAACCACGATGCGCCAAGTAAGGACGGTCAGCGTGCCAGCACTTGGCTGCTTTATGTAGAGATAGAAATCTCCCTTTTCGTTGACTGGAAGCCCGAACCGCTGGGATTCGAAATAGGTGTAGGAAGTCGTGCCGGCTGGTATCTCAATGGCGGCGATGTAATAAGCAGTAGCCCCCGCGTAATACAAGTATACGCGACCGGTCGCGCTCACTGATGTTTTGGCGATGATGGCCACATAAGCCGTGTCGGAGGGCTGGTACACGCCGCTGTCCAGTTCGACTTTGGCATCGTAGGTACCATCCCAATCTGCCCCAGTCGCAGACCGGGCGCCCATTGCTCCCTGGTTCTCTTGCCGAATGATAACCGAACCAACAGGAACCTGCCCCGAGGATTTGAAAGCCACCAGGATCATGCTGGCATTTGTGGTGCCGGAAGTGTTGAACGCGGCAGTGTAGGTCCCAACCGAATAGACGTCATAGTGCGAAGTGCCGTTCAGACCGAAGTTAACGCGCTCGTCCAGAACAAAAGGAGCCACAACAGATGTCGTCTGATTGTCAACCATGCAGGCGCAGAACAACATGCAGACCGGACTTGTCGGAGTGATCCCGCTGGCAGTCGTAATTACGTTGCCGGAAGCCGTGACGTTGCCGGAATACACGCTTGCTTCCAGGGCGCTGACGGTGTCAATTCCGGAGAATTCGTGAATGGCAATATCCCGATAGGTATTCGACCCGCTGCATGTCATCGTGACGGTTGGGGTTCCGGCGCCGGTGCACAAGAAATAGAATAGCTGAATGGTGTAGCCGGTTAGGTTTCCGGTACCTCTTTGCGGTGATCCGATTGCCGTCCAAGCTCCGTTTACGCTGTCGGAAACGGTGCATGTCTGAGTGGCAGATCCCCAGATGCAGGCGGCTACCAATGCTCTGCCAACTGCGACCGCACTAGAGAACGCCAAGGCCAAAGTTGCCGAGGAAGAAGTGGCCGTGGTGGATCGACTCTGGATCTTTCGAGGAGCGACGCCCTCGTTGGTGTTTATGACAGTGTAAGTGAGGATGATCTGCCCGTCTGTGCCGTTGCCTCCGGCGAGGTTGCTGGTATTGCGGTGGCCTGCTCCGCCGCCGCCCCCTCCATTTCCGGAGCCGGGGGCGGAGCCGACCGTGTGGTTAGCACCACCGTTGCCTCCATCCCCTCCGGGGGTGCCGCTCGCGCCCGTCTGGCTGTTGGCGGTGGTGCCGTCCGCGGCGCCGCCCGAGCCTTCGCCGCCGCCGCCGCCCACGCCATTCTGGACCCCGGTGTACCCGGCTCCGCCGCTCCATTTCGTCGTGCCGTAACCGCTGCCCGCAGCGCCGCCAGCTCCGCCGGCACCTGGAGTTGCACTGAGGCCGGGGTTGCCGCCGATCCCACCCTTGGCCACGCATCCGGTCGATCCATTGGCGAGGAACCAGGCAGGTCCTCCATCCCCACCTTTCGCCGCGGCGACGCCGGAGCCTTTCACTCCTACCGAAAAGGGATAACTATTTCCGGGCTTGACCGTGAAGACGCGCAGTGAGTAAGCTCCACCGCCGCCCCCGCCGCCGGCGCCCGTACCCGCCGTGGTGTAAGAACCACCTCCGGCGCCGCCTGCCCCGTAACACTCAACAGAGATAGAATTCACCCCGGGCGGGCAGACCCACGGACTGCTGGTGGCGGTTGTCAGGGTTTGCGTTGCCATCTACCAATATCAAGATTCATTCAGGAGTAAGACGACCAAACCTGTTTCGTCTTCTTGCTTGGCGAAGACGATGTAGATGTCAGATCCGACGGCTACTCGTCCGCCCTTTTCTGGAACGGTCGTGAAATCAGAGAGTGCGCCGGATGCCTTCAAATAAGCGCCGGGAAAAGCGGCATCTTCAGGCAATGGCTTCTCGATAATCAGCGCCACTAAGAAACCGATCCCGCCCGGCGGCGTGTACGTACAGACAGCCCCGAAAGCCTCCACGATGGATTCATTGAGGCCGGCAGCGATGTCAGAAAAGTTGCTCACGGGAAAGAGCAGGGCGATCCGAAGACCGCCCCATGCTCATGCTGAGATAGGCTTATACCTTGCAGTGGCCGACGATAGTAGCCGTGCCGTGGTTTCCGCCCACTGTTGATTTGATCTTGATGCGGTAATGGCGAAAGACGGCCAGGGCTATCGAATAAGAGCCCACGGCGCCCACCGCAACCGGGGCAGCCGCCTGAACAACAACTTCATCGGCATAACTCGCTACATCCGCACCGAAGATGGTCCATGTCACCCCATTGGTAGCGACCCGGATCGTATAGCTCAACGAGGAGTAAAACGCGGTGTCGATCTCCGAACCGACCAGAATGGCATCATCGTTGGTGGTGAGCTGTCCGGCCGGCGTCGTGTCGGCCGAACCGCGAAAAAGCAATCGCACGTTCGTAGGCATGGTTGATCCTCGGTCAAAGATCGCCTAGTGAACCACCGTGCCGAGAGAATAGGCCGTGTATGCTTCGGCTGCCCCCGTCACGTTCGTCACGACGATCAGCCAACGCTTCGAATTGTTCTGCGCGACGGTTGCGGTTCCGCTGATCGTCACGCCGGTGTTGACCGTGACGGTGATAGTTTCGGCCGCCGTCGAGGTGTTGCGAAGGGTGAACTCGAACGCCGTTCCCACCGCACATCCCGGAATGGCTGCTACGAGATCGGCGGCAGCCGGCAAGAGATCCGCTCTCGCTCCGCCGCTACAGTTTCGGAGAATCAGCCCACCAAGTAACTGGGCCGCAGTGTATGTCTGGTCGGAGGCCGCACTAATGGTAGCTGCCGCCATGAAGTCGGCGATGCGGGCCTTGGCCAGCACCTTGCCCGTGCCCTTCGGCGTCAGCAAGATGGAGATATTGGTATCGTCGCCCGTGGCAGACAGTTGCGGCGACCCGCCCGCAGCCGCGTTGGTCGCAGTGAATTCGTTGACCGCGCTTCCCGTGGCCGGCGTCTTGATGATCTCATTCCCGCCCGTGTCGCAGATCGCCGTCCCGACCTTCGGGCTTGTCAAGGTCTTGCCGGTGAGGGTTTCCGTCCCGGCTAGACTGGCCAATGTCGCGTTGTAATCCGGGGCCGTTAGCACGCGGGTTTGGCCCGCCGTGATCCCTGCCGCGCTGAACCGCATCTTCTTCGTCGGTGCGGCCGCGTTCTGGATGATGGCCGCGTCGTCGTTCACTTCAGTCCCGAGCGCCGGAGTAATCGTCCCTCCGACCTCAAGGTTTCCGCTGATAAGCACATTGCCGCGGTAAGTCTTTCTGGGCATGTTGTTTCCTTTCAAAAGCGGGGGCGGGATCGTTGCCCGGCCCCCGCGGTTCTATTTCGTTGGGCCAAAGGCGCTCGCCAGAGCCTCGTGGCGGCGTCGGCGCGGCCTCCCGGGTAGTCTACCTGCCCCCCGCCCTCGCCGACGCTTCCGGGGCTCTCGCTGCCCGGTTGCCCTCTGGATCACCGGGTACATCAAATCGACACGGTAACGAGCACTTCCGGCCTCTTGCACAGCGGAAGCACGTTGCTTTCCGCCCACAGATCAATGCCCGCGTTGAACTTGCGGACTTCTTGCTTGGCATAGTACGGCAAGCCGAGGCTGTTGGCCGTTTCCAGGAAGTTGCCGGGAGCGATCACCTCCTCGAACGTGTTGCCCGTTCCCTCGGGGAAGCAGATGCCGTAATTGGCCGTAAGCGCCTTCCGCGCGTTGGCGTCCTTGTCGGTCCAGGTCGCCGGATACTCCTCGAACACGATCCCGCCGAAGCGGAAGCCGCGCCGGTAATCATCCGCGAGGTTTTGGTTGAGCGCCTGGTAAGCGGCGAACGCCTTCTCCACTTCGGGATGCGTGGTGAGCGCATCATAGAAGGTCTCCGAGCACAGGCAGCGAATCCCGGTCATGGTCTCGCCCCTGAGGTAAGTCTCGATCCACCGCTTGACCTCCAGGCACTTGCTCAACACGATGGTCGTGTTCACGTCCAGCGCGAAATCGACGGACTTCGCCGAAATTCCGAACTGATCGTACAGGTTGCACAGGATCGTGCCGTCGGCATCGTAGACGATGCCTTTGAGCGCCCCAACCCTGAGCCATTCCCTGGTCTGATCGATAGCGTTCTTCATCTTCTGCAACTTGCGGGTCATGATGCCCGCCTGCGTCTCGGAAGAGTCGGAACCGAAGGCCCGGACGTTCTGGAACTCGTCCGGCAGGAGCACGTCTTCCACCGGAATGTGCGGGATAGCGAAGCTCCGCATGGATCGCTTGTCCGCGATCACCTTGTCCGCGGGGGCGCCGCGCGGCCTGGATGCCACGATGTTCAGCGCGCCGTTGCTCTGCTCGACCAAAACGCTGGTCGTGGCAACCGGAACTTCGCGAAACACCGCAACGAGCCGGCTGAAAAGGTTCGGCAGCTTGTTAATAGCCTGCGTCATCGCCAGCAGGTCATAGCCTGTGGCGGTAAACGGATTCACCATGGTTCCCATGACGTTACACTCCCTCCAGAACTGCGATGGTCGGCGACAAGGCCTTGATGTCCACGATGCCCGCGGCCTTCTCGGTACTCCCGCACGCGGCAGCCCAGCCGAGGCCGCCTGCACTGATGACGGCAGGGCCGCGAACCAAGCACGCCGCGGGCTGGTTAACCTTCTGGATACGCAGCGTCGCCTCGGTGTAGGCCGCATCCGTAACGTTCGCCGAGGTGAACGTGAAACCCTTTACCCCGGTAACAGTGACAGCGTAGAAGCCATTCAGGTCCGTGTCAACGGTGGCTCCAGTCACCTTGATGATGTCCCCCGTAACGAGCCCGTGATTCTCCGGCGTCACCACGGTAGCGGTGTTGGCCGCATCCGTGATGCTAGTAACCTTCATCGGATCGTTCGCCGTCAGGCCGTTGATGAGGATTCCCGTGACTGCCGCCGGCGCGGAATTGTCATACGGGTAGAGTGCCGGGGTGAGGGTGTGGACGCCGAGGCACATGCCGGATGGCAGGTCTTCGTCCACAAGCACGTTCTTCACCGCGCGGCAATAGTCGGGGGCGCCGAACTCGTCAACGAGCCAGTCGCCCAGGTAGTTGCCTTGAGTCAAGACGCTCATGGCTTAATTCTCCTTTCTCGCCTTGGCGTGCCGTTCAGCTTCGTGTTCGGCAGCCCTTACGAGCGGCGAGTCTTTCAGGTTAACGGTTTGCGCACCCCTGGCGGAATCCGAGATGGACTCCAGCGGAACTTGCGAATGAATTTCGGTTGCGGAATCGGCAGCGGCGCGGGCCGCGAGCAGATCCTTGCGGACATCCCCAATGGACGCCTCCGCGCGAATGAACCCGACCGCCTTCTGCGGCAGGCCGGCCAAGGCGCAGAGATCCACGACTTCAGCCGCGTAAGCTAATGCTTCTTTGCGGGCGTCCGGCTTCTCCTCAACCTTCGGCGCTTCTGCCTTCGGCTGCTCGGCTGGCACTCCAGCGACGGGCGGCTGCCCGGCATCTGTTTTCACTTCATCAGTTTGCATCTTATCGATCTCCTTCGTTGAAACGTGCGCGGCGGATACCGCCGCGCGAGACCGCTTCGACGGGACGTTTCCCGCCTTCGTCCTGTCGATCAGCTCATCCAGCGTGCCCAGCTCATCGATCATGCCGACATCCAGCGCGCGGGCGGCCACCAAGAGCTTGCCCGCGCCGAACTTGGATGCCGCATGATCCATCGACACGCCGCGATTCTGGGCCACGCTCCGCAGGAACACCATACCCAGGTCGTCCACTACCTGCTGTATGGCATTGCGGCCTTTCTCGGTCTCCAAATCCGGGATCTTATCGGGAGACACGGAAGAGACGAAGCGATAGGTCTTCACGCCTTCCTCCTCCTCGGCGCGCTCGGAAATCACGGCAATGACTCCGATCGAGCCCAGCTTGGCCGTGTCGGAAGCCACGATGGAAGCGGCCGCGCTGGCCAGCCAATAGGCGCCGGATGCTCCCATGTCATCCACGTAGGCCACGATCGGCTTCACCCGCTGCGCCGCGACGATGGCGCTCCCCATCTCGCTTATGCCGCTGACTTCGCCTCCCGGCGAGTCGATGTTCAAGATGATCGCGGACACGTCTCGATCATCCACGACGGAACGCAGCGCGAGGGCGAGCGAGTCGATGCTGGTGGCCCCGCTGATCCGCGTGAACATGTTGGCGTATCGAAATATAGGGCCTATCACGTCAACCAGCGCCACCGAGCCGTAATGGCGCACCGCGCCGTCGCTCGATATTCGTTCGGCGCGCCGCTGCGCCACCGCCAAGAAATCGGGATGCTGCGCGCGTTGGGCGATGTCGAGGATGAGCCGAAGATGATTTTCTTCGACGGCCCAGAGCCGGCTCGCCGCGAAGTTGAACGCGCGGCTCAAGACGCGGGATTCTTCCTTGCCGTCCCATTGGCGCTCACAAACCGCCCGGCGCTGCGGGGCTTCCGGGAACTCGCGGTTCATGGTGTCATCGCCCATGCAGCGGTCGATGAATTTATCTTTTTCTTCATTCTTGCCCGGCTTCGGAAGGGGCATCAGCGTCGTTCTCCTTGTTCTGCCGCGACCATCTGCTGCGCTATTCCGCTCGCGGCGGTTTTACGGGGATCAGAATCATAGATCAGCGGCGGTTCAGTATCGGCTCTCGCATTGTCGGCACGCACCTCGGCGTCAACCTGCTCCGGGTCATAACCTCTCTCGTGGACAACGGCCGACCTACTGGTGAAGCCGCACCGGACTTCTTCTTTCTTGGCCAGCACGTCCTTGAGCGGGTCAACCCAATCCCAGGCCGGCGTGCGCCATTCGACCGAATACAGATCCCGCCAGCCTTGCGGATCGCGCGGTTGCGGAAGAACGCCCGCCAACGCGGCATCGTTGATCCAGCGTCGCCACACCGGGCGGCAGAACTGGAAGGACATGACCTGAAACTGGAACTGCTCGCAGCGGCGGCGGAATTCCAGCAGTCCAGCACGGATCGAGGAGTAGTTAACGCTCTCCAAGTCCCACGTGATCTGCTCGTAAGGCACGCCGATCCCCGACGCGAACGCGTGCAGCATGACCTTCAAGAATTCGCCGAACTGCGCGCCCGGCCCGGGGGGATCGTTGAACTCCAGGGTGTCGCCGTCCGCCAGATCCAACATGGTGCCCGGCTGGACAATCCCGAAGCCTACGCCCGCTTCCGCGGGCGAACTGCCCGGTGCCGTGCGCGTGGCCAGCATCGGCCCCGAGTCATCCAGGTTTGACCTGCGCTGCCAGCCCAGGAACATATTGCCGAGCTTCTGACGGACCAGCACGGCATCGACAAATTGATCCAACTCGTATAGCGTCACCATCACGGGCACCAGCCACGGCTCACCGCGATATTGCCCGGAGGCGATACGTTGGAACAAGTGCAGTACGTTCTCAGCCGGAACACGGACCTGCTCATTTGCCCGCGTGCTTAGTGCGAATGTGCCCAAGCCGGGATGCTCGCGATAGATGTGATAGGCTGCGCGTTTGCCAAACGGCGTGAATTCAATACCAGAGCGGATAACGTTCTGTCCATTCGGGCGATTATCGGTGAATGGCAGATGCTCAGACGGGATCACCTGGAGCTGTAGCGGCACGATCAGCCCATCTTCCGGCCGGCGCGGGCGGAACCTCACCAACGTCTCGCCGGCCTGGAAGATTTCCCGCATGGCAAGCTGTTGAAGCCCGTAGAAATCTGTCACGCCGTCAGCATCCATCTCCATCACGGAGTCGCGCCAGGTGCCATGGATCAAGTTGCGAACAGCCGGATCGGGATGCAGCGATTCCGGCTTGATCCCGGTTCCGATGGCATTGGCGACGTAGCTTTCCTGTGAGCATCGAGCCCAGTGGTTCTTCCGCACTAACCCACGGCAGCGCCGTCGCAGCACGTCACCCTCGAAAGAGAGCAAGGCGCTAATAGCGGAATCAGTCTCGGCCCATGCTGTGAGACGCCGCCCGGTAGAAGCTCCCTCGTAGCCTGTCGAGCCCATCATGGCCGTGCCCATGAAGCGCATCGCCCGCGCGAGATTGCGGAAGTAGCTCATCAGAATCCCTTGTCTGAAGAGAGGCGGACCTGTCGAATGCGAGCAGTCCCAGCCTCGGAGGCTTCGGCGCGCGCGATCTCTTGGTCTAGCACAGCCAACGATTCACTGGCCTCGGAATACTCAACCGACCTGTCGCCCTTGCTCACCCGCACCACGTCGCAGTGCGCCAGCACCTTGTCGCGTTTCGCCCTAAGTTCCGCACTCGTCATGTCAGATCAACGAAAACCGACCGATCACCTTCTGGCGTTGCTCCGGCGCGGCTTGACGGGCAAGCGGCACCGAAGGTTGCGTCGCGGCTATCGCTTGTTGCTGCACTGCGGATACAGCAGCCGGCGCCGCACCCAACCTCGCCCACCAACGCTCGTCCGCCGAGTGCCGATCCAGGCCGGACATGAACGCGGCCGCGCGCGCGTAAACGGCGCAATCCAGCGCTTCGCCGCGGCGCCCTTCGATGGGTTCCCAGCGATGGCTTCGGCCGCCGCCCTTTCGGGTCGCGAGCGTGAACTGTTCCGAAGTCAATTGCCTGTAGAACTCTTCTGGCAGGTCAGCCGGGAAGTGAACCCATCCCGCGGGATAGGTCTCGCCGGCTTCCGGCCTGGGAAGATTCAACCGGCCGTAGAGTTCGGACTTCCAGTGGGACACGTTGACGCCCCACAACTTGCAGCCGTGCTTCAGCTTCTGACCGCCGATCTTCACGTCCACGAGCGTCGGCGGGTAAACCGGCGGACCCGTCGCCCGGCCGTCAACCGCGAGCACTCGCGAGGCGCCGTGGCGACGCGCCCACGCGTACACGGGAGTGCCGTGTTGGCCTTGATAACCCGTGTCAATGGCGAACTTGGCGACCGGCAAAAGAACACCGGAAGGTTTCGCGTACATCTGCTCCAAACGCGCGTCGAGTTCGGTCCATGCCAGCGGATCGTAAGGGCCTCTTTCCACCCGAAAGTGATCCACGAGCCATCGATGCAGGTTTCGCCCCCAGCCCCAGACGTAGCCTTCCAGCCACGTGCCCTGAACGTCCGCGCCAGCCGTGAGAAATTCCACGCCGTCAGGAACCTGCCCGAGCCGGTACGATTCCTGGCGACCCATCAATTTCTCCCAATCGGGAGGACTTTCACCCGGTTGCTGCCAAGTCTCGCCGAGCACGGTGTTGACGAAGACTTGCAAGAGGCCCAGATCTTCGCGCGCGGCCTCGAAGTCGATCGCGATCTCGCCCCAGGACGGCTTCCAGCCGACCGGCGAGTACAATGCCGACAGGTGGAACGTCCGCAGGCGCTCGCCGGCCTGCGGGTTCTCGGCGACGTACTTGCCGGCTTCGAGCATCTGCGTTTTCCAGCGCGCGTCGATAAGTTGCTTGCAGGCTTGGCACTCATAGGCAGCCGCTTCGGGATGCTCCTTTGGCCATCGGAGAAAAGGGAATCGCAGGGCTTGGAACTCCCCGCAAAAAGGGCAAGGCAAATGATAATATTCCTGGGTGCCGGACAGGAATTCGCGCTCGATCCGGCTGAGGCCCTTGATCTTCGGCGTGCTCACTTTGAAAATCTTGCGTCGCTGGAAAGTCGCGCTGCGCTTGGTGGCCAGCTCAACCGGATCGCCCTCCTCGTCCACGTCCCCGGGGTAGCCGTCGATCTCGTCGAAGAACATGTAGCGGGCCGGCATCGAGCGCAAGCCCACGCCGCTGTTAGCCCCGGTGATGATGATGAGCCCGCCTTGGAATTCTTTGGTGAGAATGGTGTTGCCGCTGTCTCGCTCGCGCCGATCCGCCACCCGGCCCTGAAGCACGGGAGTGCCGGCGATCAGGTGCGCGAGGCGCTGCTTGCTCCAGCGCTTCGCCGTCTCCACGGTCGGCAAGACAACCATCATGGGCCCGGGCGCCTGGTCGATCACGTACCCGATCCAGTTGTTCCCGGCCTCGGTCGCGCCAATCTGGGCGCCCTTCATCAACGCGACCGTCTCGGTCGGCGAACTCGGCGAAAGCGCATCCATGATGTCCCGGAGGTATGGCGTGCGGGACGTTCTCCAACGGCCGGGCTCCGAAGCGACGACCGAGGTGAGTTCCCGATGCCGGTCCGCCCATTCAGAAACCGTCAGGACGGGATCGGGGCGCAGGCCAGCAGAATACGCGCGGTTGAACAGGCTACCCGCCGCCGTGAGCCCGATCAGAAATTGCCTTCGATCCATTGGAATTCAGAAGCGGCCCGGCTTCAGCCCGCTCCGAGAGAAACAACCGGATCTGCTTTTCGAGCGCGAGGAAGAGCTTGCGGTTGTCGATCTCGAATTCGGCCGCGAGGATGGGGGCCACACGAGCGGGAAGATTAAGCAGCGCATCCCTCTCTGCCCGGGCGCGCTCGAAAGCCGCGGCCTCAACTTCCGCAACATCGATGAGTTTGGCTTCAAGTTTCTCAAGTTGCAGACCTTCCCTCTTCGCCTTGAGCCACTCGCGCTGTCGCTGCGCCTCGCCGAGCGAATCGGAATGACTCTCGCCGCGCTGCGGACTCGCCCGCCCAGCCTTGCGTGCGGGCGCCTTCATTGGTCGCCCGCCTTTCACGCCGCGCTGCTGCTGCGCAGGATTCACATACTGGGCACGCGCAGCCAGAAACGCCGTGCGGTCTATCTTGCCGTCCTGGTCGC